AAATGAAAATCGTTCCAAAGTTAGATGCGTATATGGACCCCAAGGAAGTAGCGGGAGATGTTCACTCACCCGCACACTACAAGGAAAGAACTCTGGCTTGGATTGATGGCAGAAATCAGAAGATAGGTTGTAAACTTCCATGCATGTACGAAAACGATGTCCGACTACTCCCCGGATCTCTTTGCATCTGGGCTGGTGTCAACGGGCATGGCAAATCTGCTCTTGTCCAACAATTCTGTCTCTGGTGGGCATCAGGCAAATTTACGGATAAGGACGAGAAGGTTCTCTTCTGGTCTCCGGAAATGATGTTCGACGTTCAAGTGGAACGCATGGTCAAGCAGAGCCTTGGTGTTGGCACACCAACCTTGGAAGCCGCTAGTTATGCGATGGACTATCTAGATGGGAAGGTTGCCATCTACGCAAAGGAAGAGAACGTCACTATTAGGGAAGTCATAGCCCTAGCCAGATGGGGGGCTGATAACGGCTACACCCATCTTGTGATAGACTCTCTTTCTATGGTGAATCTAAAGGTCACCGAAAATAGGAACTTGAATCTGAGTCAACAGAATTTTGTCAGGATGCTGAAAGAGGCGTCTCGATCAACTGGGCTTCACATTCATCTGGTTGTTCACATGCGTAAGGGAGAGAACGAGTACAAGACTACCGATAAGATGGACATCAAAGGAGCGGGTGAGATAACTGACCTCGCAGACTACGTGTTCATCATTGATCGGAATGTCCGTAAAGAATTAGAACTCAATGAACCCGGCAATGAAGATAATGAGGAGTGGCTCAAGAAGCCCGACGGAAGTTTGCGGTGTATCAAGAACAGATATGATCCAGTGCATTCATCTATGCCTCTCTGGTTCAGTGGCGATCCGTTCTCGTTTAAGAGTGGCCGTCGAGCACCCATCCCTAGACTGATAGAACCTACTAGGGAAGATTTGAAGAGAGGTTATGAGTCGAAGTAAAGGGGAAGAGATGTTCTTGGCTCAACTGCAGGAGCGTGGCTTTCCAGATCCTGAAGAGGAGTACAGGTTTCTTCAGGGCAGAAGGTTCAGGTTTGATTTTGCTTGGCCTATTACCAACGTAGCAGTAGAGATCGAGGGTGGGACTTTCGTCCAAGGACGCCATGTGACTGGCGCAGGATTCTCCAAGGACTGTGAAAAGTACAACCTTGCCGCCAGAGATGGATGGTGCGTTTATAGGTTTACCACGGCAATGGTGAAGTCTGAAGAGGGGATCGCCTTCCTTGTAGATGCGTGGCCTATAAGGAGATCAGCCATTAGACCCAATGATGATGAGGCTATGGGACGGGAGATAAGGTTTGCCGAAAAAATTGAACGAGCCAGAAAGAAAACCTGAGTCAACTGGAAAGGTTCCTTACCGCTTTGTAATATGCAAGGTTAAGGGATGTGTTCGGATGCACGATGCCTATTATCCTATGTGTAGCCAGCACAGGAAGGAAGAGAAAGTCTCTTGAAATATAATGCCTTAAAGGAAACTGTAGATGGAAATATTTTATATAATCCTAATGATACTTATGTTGGTAAATCAATAGAGGCATACGGACGTTATCAGTTAGAAGAAATAAAAGTATTTGATAAGTATGTGCAGAGCGGGGATACAGTGCTCGACATTGGAGCCAACATCGGAACCCACACTCTGTGGTTTGCAAATAAGGTAGGACCGAAGGGAAGCGTCATAGCATTTGAGCCTCAGAGGCTCATCTTCCAAACTCTATGTGCAAATATGGCCCTCAATTCTATTACGCATGTTGACTGCAAGCAGTTAGGGGTTGGTTATTCCAAAAGGCTAGTTACAGTACCTGTGCTTGACCCCCTCCAAAAGAATAATTTTGGGGGATTGTCTATTGATGGTCACACAGAGGGAGAACCAGTAGCCATATGCCGTGTGGATGATATTGGCCTTCCCAGATGTGATTTTATTAAGATGGATGTGGAAGGAATGGAACCGGAAGCCCTGCAGGGGGCTATGAATACCATTGTTAAGTGTCGCCCTATTCTTTATGTAGAATTGGATAGAGAAGAAAACATACATTTCCTTCAAATCTTTCTGGAAGAATTAAGATATAAGGCTGACCTGCATAGTCCTCCGCTGCATTCTCCTGATTATAAAGAAGAGAATGTATTTGGTGAGGTGGCTTCAAAGAATGTTTTAGCCATTCCGCAGGAAGATGGTAAGACCAATTGACCAATTTAATTTGGCAGAAGATGATGCGAAAGGGAGATACCCCTTGTCGCGGATGTGAGCAGTACCATACGTGTGCTATCCATGAGGTCGCGTGTGAACAGTTCGAAGAGTATATTGAGACAGGAGAGATCGAACTGATGCTACCAAAAAAACCAACAAGAGAAATATTCATGGGGATTTATTTTGAGGAAGAAATCGAAAGAGAACTTTAAATCCTTTACAGCACAATCATCTAGTATATGGCACAACCCGCGCATAGCGTGGGAAGACATGGCTTTCGCGCTTGCTGGCGTAAATGACATTACCTCGAAATACGCACGGTTGAAATACGCCGACGAGCGCTCCTTTCACAAACCACTGGTAAAGTACATAGGGTATCGAATCGATAAACTATGCCTAGAAAGGGGATGGCTTACCGAGACTATTCTTAGGATACACCCAGATTTCCTCGATAGACTAGCAGAACTAGCGGTCCACGAGATGACAGCCAGTGAGTTATGCAGGAAATGCAAAGGGAAGGGAACTATCTACACCGGATACACAGCGATTGACTGCTTCCATTGCTTAGGGTCAGGAGTGCTCAAGAAAACTGAGACATTTCGAGCGAGGTATGTGGGGTTGAGTTTGAGGCAGTGGAGAGAAACTTGGCAGATGAGGTTCAGAGGGGACATACTGGGAATCTTTGATGTGTTTGAGTATGATATCCAGAGGGCGCTACGCAGAAGACTCTAACCCGAACCCGGTTCCTGAACTGGTTTGGTACGCGCCTTCTCTAAATACTATCATCAAATGCCCAGAATTTGAAGGGCCTCCTATTTTTACCCCCCAATATGATATAATAGAATAAAGGGAAGTATGGGAAAAAGAAAGTGGAATGGGATTCCCCCTAGATATTGGCGATGTCACCGGGATCTCAGCGATGAGGAATACAGGCGGGTGATGCAAGAGTGGTACGAGGTAGCCCATGTCCTTTGTCAGAACTATCCCAACTGCTATACCGAGGGGTGTGGGGGTGGGGAATTCTCGAAGCATTGGCAACCAATCTGAGTTCTCCGTGCTTATGGAGAGAAGATCGAAATGAGATACCCGGTTTGTAGAATCTACAAAGCCGAATCTTCGGACCTTATGGAGAGAGGATAGATTTGAGAGAGGCCGTATGGCTGGATCTGGACAAAAAAATGCCCCCCGGAGGACGAGGGGCAAATGCGTGCGAGACACGCGATAATCGTTAGAGAATAAACATCAGAGCAATAGCACAAACTGTAACCGCTAACCAGAAGTTACGCTCTGTTAGAAACGAAAGATTCATATTTAGATTTCCTTGCTCTTCGAGCATGTGCATCACATGCCTTGCACCGTGGATTTTGGTATGACGCATTGGCTTGTGAGCGGAACTGACTAACATGTTGCATGGTATGACACACACGGCACCGCCGTGCGAATGGCCTTAACATGAACTCCACTTTACTTCTGTCCATTTGATCTCCGTCTGCCTACGATAAGTTTGGCATTCGATTTAACAATCTTGAAGAACCTACCAACCTCGGATAGATACGTGGAAGTCCTTCTGTTCTCTTGCCAACCGTCTCGTGTTTTCTTGCCTTCGCCCGACTTGTCACCATCATAGATACCGATATAGATCGGGTGTCCTTCACGTAGAAGTTTCCATGAGATACGCAACACTGCTCGTCTATCATATGGCTTCTGGATTACGTTAAGAACATTCATGAGTGTGACACTATCAGCACCGCCGTGATCGATGACTCGTTGAAGTACCGAACGATTGTGCTTGGCCGAGCGATTGAAAGGATCATAGACTAGGTTAGTTACCTTTAACCGTTTCAAATATACCGTGGTATCCTCGTAACGCCCACCCCCCACATCTAGGTTGACGCTACGAGGTTCCCATTCGACAAGTTTGATAACGGCAGGTACCTGCCTACGACAGGTATCGGCTGACGATATCTCCTGCATCGCTACGCAGCCTTGAGATACCTTACACCCTCCCGCCATGCTATCTCTTTCAAAGTTTGACCAGACCCAAACCATGACCGAGACAACCTGTTGTTGGACTCAGCAAACTTTCTCTGCTCCTTGTCCTTGATGGACGAAGAGATCTGAGTAGGTAACTGAAAGTCCACAACATTGGTCATGCCTTGAATAACACCCCAAGGTGTCATCTGTCTGGCACGTAGGTTATGACCCGGTGAGTTTGCCATCGCCTTGATGAGTTGATCCTTCACTCGATCGATCGCTCTCAGAGTTGGCGCTTCTGCAGGGTCAAGTTCATTCTTAATGTGGTCGTTGATCATCCGTTGATAATCCTCGACTGCATTCTCTTTACCCCTCGAAGCCACACGGATAACCATCTCCGCTAACTGATCCTCACTGAGTGAGGTTTCAACGAGGTTGCTGGCTATCTCCACAAACTTCTCGTGATCTTGTTTGACAATGACAATCTCATTAACAAACTTGTCCTCGTCAAGTTCACGCTTGTGGCTGATGCTCAGTTCTGGGCGTGAGCGTTCTGCATACTGCAAAGTATTGTTGCAGACCACACAAGTCTCAGTTAACCGAGCCGGTGTCTCACCGCTCTTGTCGAATGTGGTGCTCAACAAGACATAGGGGGCGATAACCTCATCGATAAGCCGATACTCTGCCTCTATCTTTGCAAGCGCCCATATCTTCTTACCACCATCGAGTGACCCAATGGTATTCATGAGGAAGCCATGCTTGTCGCACAACCTCTTCATGATCCGCATCAGGGCGCTGATGGTATGGACGTTGTACCTCTCGCTGACAGCAGATAGAGCAGCATTGTTGTCATCGCGAATCAGGTTGTACATACCCTGAGTGCTTTGATCAATCATTCCGCTTGCTATAGGCTTAACAAACCTATCAACACCGGCAGAGGTATAAGTGGGAACCTTGTGAACTTCCCAAGGTATACATTTCCTCCGCCATTCTTCCGGGCTGGCATGTGGGTCAACCTTAAACCCATGACCGTGCCACGGTGTGTTGTCGGCGTATCCCATGTGGTATACACCACCCGTTTCATCTAACATATGTGACATTGTATTTATCCTCATATTTGATTTGTAGGATCTACAAACCGGATTAAGGGGCGCTCCGTTCGGGGAAAGACCTTGTATCCCCATTATAGTCCCACGGAGCAACAGGACTTCAATCAGGTATCACTCATGTGGTTCTCCTTCATAATGTTAACCACCCATTGAATCGTCTATCCCTTTCGGGAAGAGATCTTCTTCTTCCCAGAATTTTTCAAGACGTTTCTTGATCCTCGCGGATCTCTCTTGGTCGCGTACTTCACGAGACTGTGGTTCTTCGAGGCTAGGCTCATGTTGCATTGCCTCATTACTTCCTAATATCAGTTTCCTTATTGCCATTGGACATCTTCTCCTGCTTAACAAGGTACATCTTACGTTGAGACATCGGTATCCCTCGCACGTCGCCAGTCCATTTCGGATTGCGACACCAACACGAGGGGTCTTTACATCTTCGGATCGATAAGGGCTTCATCATCGTAGTCCTCTTTTAGAAACTCATACATAGAGTTGACACCATATGAAGATAGATGCGGTAGCACACAACGAGCAACAAACTTCCTGCATCGTATCTCGCTTCTCTCAGTGTATATCCACCGTGCAAGGTTATCACTGAGCCAGTGTGCCATCTCTGTTGTTGGATTTGGATCACTCATGTTGTATCTCCAATTATAAATTAAAGTAGTGCGGTAGTCTGCACCTTTTACCGAGTTGTTATGAATAAGGCTCCCCGACGCTCGGCGTTGACCCGACGCACAGGGCAAGATGCATTTGCTTTGCGAGGCTACCGCTCCCCACTCAAGGAGGATCAGAGAGCCTGAGTCTCGTTACCGCATCAGCATCTCATCCAGAGGGAATAGAACATTCTCGATATCGAACCTCCACATCTGGTTGTAGTCGGCAGGTCTATATCGCACAACCCAACGGCGTCTCGGACGCTTGGCTTTTCCTTTGATGGTTTCCCTGCCAATGGCATTAAGACCACGGGATAGCCTGAGACGGCAGAACTGTTGAGCATTGCAAAGCGTAGGGAATGTGCCAACGATTGTCGTGTAATCGTGGTGTGAATCGACTCTGAACTTGGCACCCTTGAGGTACTTACACATCATCTTCTCAAGATGAACCATTGGCATATAGGCAATCATCGATACTTCGGTTGAAGCACCACGCGCTTCCAGAACTTTCTGGTGGCACACATCACAACAAACACCCTTGGATAAAGGATCAGCATTGTGACCCTCGTGCCATAACACCTTGTCTTTCGAGTCACGGCGCACCTTTAGGGGCTTATCACATAGATTACATATGTCTGTCCATTTCATAAGATTTTCTCACGTTAAAGATTAACAGCATTTACATATGGCTATAGCCGTCAGGTTCAACAACGACGAAGCCACCGAGCCACGGCACAGGGACAACGACAGCCTGTTCGAGTGGCAGGTTCAGGACGTTGCGTCGGAACTCCAAGAATGACTGGACGTCCGAGCCACGCCAGTCAGTCCGACGATGGTACAAAGTTCTCAACGTCTCACGTTGTGGTCTGCTCAGTTTCATAAAGTTTCCTCATAGAATTATCTGGATTACAAAGTACATCGCTACAAGCCAGATAGCAAGAAGGATGTAACATCCTATTTCGATTAGCCGGTGGACGAGTCTCATCGCATCTTCTCTCCTTGCAACATTGCAGCACGGTAAACCTTCTCAAGGTTCTTAACCGTCTCGGCTATGCTGTCAGAAGATAATGACATCTCTCGAAGTGTGCTCTTCATGTCAGGCTCCTCACGATCTGCGAGTTCTTCCATAGTCTCAGGCATTTCATCTCTCGCAGTTGGCTGATCCATGATCATATCAAGAGCACGCTCAACACCTGCATTGGGATCACGACCCGCATCTAACAGTTGCTGATCGATAGACGCTTCACGCGCATCTTCAGTGCCTGTCATCACGAACAGATCCTCGATGAGCCGTTCCAACTCTTGGGCTAACACCCGAACTTCACCAATCCGGTAAGACCAATTTGCCCCCTTCCCGGTGGTTGACGAAGAACAATCTATAAGTTGGTCGGCTATCTCGCTACACCTTTGTAGGTTACTACTGATTTTTGTTTCCATAGTGTTTCCTATATAAGATTGGGTTTGTAGGATCTACAAACCTAGTGATGATCCTTGCCAACAGGTAGCGTTGCTATATTCTTGGCGCGGATCTTTCCACCACCACACAGTTTACACTCAACGCATTGCACCTTTGGATAAGGACACATGATCTCGTCCTTGTCTAACTCGCTTGCGTCGAGCACTATGCGGTAGGTACGCCACCCTAACTCGTTTGCCTTCCGCTTCTGATACACAGTCGAAACAGAGGCCATGCATTCTTCATCGAGATCGGATGTTTTCCATTGGTGAGTGTAGCCAGTATGTGACTGCAGTGCTCCAAATATATGTGGAGCAGCAGACGGATCACCATACGCACCATATCTCACCTTATATCCGCTGATGAATGCTATGGCTTCGTCGAATGAAACATCGACACCCACCTCGATGTAAGAGCCACGCTTACATGCGTGCCATACAGCGTGCGGGTCATGCCCCTTGTTCACATAACATTGGGGCTTGCCACCATAACGCAACGGACAGTTGCCACAGATCGCAACATCAGCACCATCCTGCCATGCTACCGTAGGCGGACGGTCAGCAACAAGTATGTAAGACTGCACCATGTTACCGGTCTTCTTATTCACTGAACCTTTGAAGCCAGTGAACACAGTGAAGATCTCAGTGCTTGGATCTATCGCGCTCATCGAGCGGAACATAATGCCACGTTTCTTTCCTAGTTCCATAATGTTTCCTCATTGAGTTTGATGCAGGATGCATCTATATGGGCGCAATACATCTACGCCCATAAGGTTACATCCTTTAGGCTACGACAAACTCGTTCCCCTTTGAGCGATTAGCAAAGCGGGTTAGGTACTGAAGATTCTCTGGAACGTGTAACCCACTGACTAATTTACCTTGCGTTGGAATGATGTGGTCTACTTCGTGTCCTTTCGGACATCTAAGATAGATTATCTTTACGACTTCCAAGTCACACCAAGATGGGGTACGTTTGTCGAGAGTGCGTCTGCGGTTTGTTGACTGTATTGAAGCCAACGCTCTGACATGAGGATTATTTTGATATCTCTTTCTACACCTTTCATTTATTCTATTCTGGTCTGTCTTTTCATGCCACCTACGCTGTCCAGATAGAACGCTTTCACGATACGTTGAGTTGCTTGCGTAGTGCATACGCCTTAACTCATTCGCACGATCCTTTGCATCCTTATTGAGTCTGCGTTTTCTGAGCACCTCTTTGTATACTTCTGGATTGTCTATACGCATCTGCTTGCGATGTTTATTTAGACAATCTTTACAAGTAGCCAGTCTTGCACGACTATAAAGGGGCGATGTGTAGAAGAACTTTATCAATCGTTTCTTGCCGCACTCAATACATTTCTTTCTCATGGTGTTACTCCTCATTGAGTTTGTAGTATCTACAAACGGGTTTACTTCTTTCTCAGGTTAGATAGTACGACAGCACGACGAGTGTTAGCAATAGTAGACGAGCATCCAGTACCCATCATCTGACTGAAACCCAGATGCTTTTCTTTCTCGCGTATCTCATCGTACTTACCGCACGATCGTTGCCCAAGATCATTAGCGGGTAGAAGATAGACACAAGATCCATCCTCTCCCGCCAGACCATACCCACATGGTGCTTGCATACAACAGTGACCAGATCGCACACATGGAGGCCACAACTTCCTAATCTTGGTCATTAGAAAGTAGAGTCTTTGATCTCGGCTGCTACTTCTTTTGATACACCAAGACGGTCAGCGTTGAAGCGTTCACATGCTGCACTCGCTGCCTTTACAGTCTTGCCCCAGATCCACGGCACTGCCCATTGGTGATCGCCACCTTGCATAGGGTGGTGGCCCGTCTCACCTTCGATGATCATGCTGGGCATGAAGCCACCATGTTTCTTGGGATCTTGGTGATCAGCGTCTACGACGGTGTAGCAATAACGTCTACCTTTAATTGGATCTTTCATAATATCCTCGTTTCAAGTTGATGCGGGATGCATCTTAATGGGAGCCAATGCTTGCACTCCCATTGGGTTACATCCTACGAATGATATCCTCTAACAGTCGATCATGCTTTTCATTGATCTTCTTTTGTATATCAACAAACTTAATCACTTGATTTGATATGCGAGTCAGATCATTGGTGATCTGCAGTATGGCGCGACCAACATCTGATGGATCGCTTGGGAAATCTACTACGTTATCATCAGTCATAATATATTCCTCATTGGATTTGTAGAGTCTATAAACTCTTAGGTTATAAACTCTTGCACTTCAGAGTTTAGTTTTTCCAGATCGCTGTCGAACTTCGCCCACGTTGCATCGTTGCAATCATCATAGTATGCATCGTCGGGTTCACCTATCGCATGTCTGCGTTCGCGTAGGTTTGAGATCTTCCCAAGTATACGATCGCGTTCGTGGGCAAGACCTTGGTACCGATTAACATATGTAGGGTTTGGTTGTTTCATAATATCCTCGTGGATTATGGTGAGCATGATTGCTTCACCCTGCAGCCCACGCAGCATCGCATGGGCTGAGAGGTAGAGCATCCTACCTTGGGTTTGTATTATCTACAAACTCACCCAAACACTTTCTTCAACGTATTGTACATCGCCTTGAGGTTGTCGTTAGATTTGATTTTGTCTGTTTCCATATTGGTAAGTCTGTCGCACTCGCGCTCCCAAGGCGTTCCAACAGGGTTTGTTTTCTTGGCTTGGTTGCTCCACTTTTTGCCATCCTTGAAGAGTGCTCGTGTAGATTCCATATCGATCTCGAACACTTCGGCGAGCCACTTGGAACTCTTACCTATGAATTCCCATCCGCGCCGGATATCCTGATCGGAGATATCTTTCTTGGATAACTTGATGATGCGATCCTTGGCTGCTCGACTGATTGATGGAAACCCAGTCTTGTGAGCAGTCACGCAATACTGATTGCCATCTGCATCCGTCCGGGTAGAGACAAAGTCACCGTTCGGATCGTTGAGATATTCCCAAGCAATCCATTCGCAGACGGCAAGTTGTCTGTTACCGGTAGCAGTACGCACTGCATCGCTAAGATCGTTTCGCTTTTTCGTGTATGTGTTTTGGTTCATAATTTCCTCAATACATGGTTGATGTTGATACTTCGAGATCGAGAGGCGCGACACCCGAGAGATCCAAACGAAAGATCATGGATTTGTAGGAACTACAAACCCGAACCCCATTCGAATCCGTCACAATATGTGACCGGGCTTGCCCCTCTCACTAGTGGTTCTGGCGTACTCCAGCGATTCAAAAGGTACCGGGTTCGAGGCCAAAAACGATCCGAGGTTTCAGTGGAACGATCCGCCGCCCCCCCGCACCGTTCCGGATACCACACTCTCACACATACCATACCCCCTAGATTTTTTTGGAAATTTTAGGGATTTACGCACAAACAAGGACTTATCATGGCTAAAAAATGGGAAGAGGGATCTACTGTTAAAGACAACCAGAGGCGGATGGTTGCTAATACTTTACGAGCCGGTAATAAACTTACTCCTGCACAGAAGAAGCAATTTACTGCAAGTGAGATAACGGCGATAAAAGGAGAACTTGCCAAGGAAACGCCGCATCAGAAAAGGATGAGGAAGCCTTCGGGTGTAGCATCTAAGTCCAAGGCTGGTAAGGGTGGGCCAAAGTTGTCTAAAACTTTTGGCACTAGATCTAGATATGGCGGGTTAACTAAGACTCCGGTTAGGAAAAGGAAAGGTGGTTCAACAGGAACTACTGTCGGTCAACGAAGGAGAGCACGGATCGCAAAGATTCCGAAGTAGAGAAAGTGACCGAAGATCTGATACCTATCCAGACGCATGATATATTCAAGATCCCTGTATTTGTTACATATTTGGAAGGGATCACAGATGACCTACAAATCATGGAGTTACTTGACAAGGAGTTTGAGAATAATAAGTTCAAAGAGCATCTTGATAAGGTTCCAATAAATCAGTGGCATATAAAGCAAACTCGTTCTAACCTGCACAAGAAGAAAGAGTTTGAGCCTTTCTGCCGGGTGATCTCTGATGTGGTGCATTCCGTTATTAAGGATATAATGGAATACGATGAAAATTATTTTGTAGATTTTACTGCCATGTGGGGCAATAGGCAGAGTAAGGGAACATTCTTTCGTTCTCACGCGCATCCCAATAATGTTTTTGGTGGGGTCTTTTATCCGAATGAGGGGAAGGATTTTCCGCCGATCACTTTCGAGCGCCCTTTCAGAAATGATTTCGCCCCAACAGTTGCGAAGAGTAATACGTACAATGGAGGGATTTCCAAGTTTCCATGTAAGAAGGATAACTTGATTGTTTTCCCTGCATGGCTTGAACATAACATTCCTGTCAATCCTTCTGACGAGGACAGGTATAGCATTTCGTTTAATGTAATGCTACGAGGGATATTCGGTTGGGCCGGGTCAAATCAAAGCACACTTTTTTAGAGGATTTATGAATGCCAGCCATTAAAGGAAAGAAGACTAAAACTAAGAAGAAAGATACTTCTACCAAAAAGGGTAAAGGCGGTAAGGCTACGTCCAAAGGGAAAGGGGTATCGGCTGTGAAAAAATTACTTGGTGGCCTTCGTATGTCAGGAGGGGGAGGCAACCCATCAAAGAACAATCCTTTAATAGCGGGACCACAAAAGGGATTAAGAAGAACAAGCAAGTTGCAGTAGGAGATAAGATGCCAGCATTAACCAAGAAGAAAACCAAGAAGAAGACAACATCAAAAGGTATGCGGGGATCAGAGATCTCCCCCGGAGAAAGAAAGAAACCTAGAGTAGGGTTTAAGTGGCTTCCGAGAACTAAGAGTGGTATTGGTGCTGATGCCGGTACAAGTAAAGGTGGCAGAGGAACAGAGATATATAATAAAGGAAAGGGTCGAAAAAGATAATGGCAGGAATGACATGGGGTACCTTTGGAGCGCCTCCGCAGGAGGAGAAAAAACCTAAAGCAAAGAAGATTTCTGCAGCCAAGAAGGGCAAGTCCACCAAGAGAAGCGAGAAGACTATTCCGAGGAAGCGTTATGCCTAGAGATGTCATGCCTGTAATGACAGACAGGGATCTGTCTAGAGCGATGACGGATAGGAGTGGCGGATTTGGTCAAGGCATGGGGGGTCCGGGTCCAGTTACCACTAACACCCCCCCACCCTCTTTTAAAGAAGAGGAACCGTTTGTTGCATCTAACATACAGGCTTTGATAGAGTCTTCTGGAGAAATAAATCCTGCTGGTCAATTTACAGAAGAGTGGAGGGTTCCCTCATCAGAGGCTGATCCTTCTATCGCTCAGGGTCCGGTAGGTTGGTATCCTGAAGATTGGCATCAATTACCTAAGTCTGAGTATCCTTTTATTCCGCAGATGCCTTTTCATCCTAAAATTGATCCAGCGACAGGACTTCCTTTCGAGGGCCAAACGGAGACTTTTACTGGTGGTGAGTATTACCATAAAGGACCAGAAGGCTCCCCACGCATAGTTTATAATATGCGTGTTAGTGATGATGCTGAGACATTTGAGCATCACGAAAGGTTTCATGATGCTGGAAATACTTTAAGTAAAAATATGGGTTATTGGGGTCCGCTTACTTTTGAAAATAAAAAGTTAGAAGATGTTATGGCTCCCAATGGTGAATGGGATCGTGAATTGTTTCACATGGTTATTTATTCGCAGAGTCCGAATCCTCAGCATTTCTCTCGGATAGTAAACAATGAAGAATATAAAAATCATCCATTCTTTAGTGATGTGAAAACGGATGAAGAGAAATTAGAAAAAATACAGAGGCTGGCGGTTGTTGTGGATCAAGCCGCAGGAAATATTTTAAATTCATTCAATCAGGGTACTATGGATATAAAAGGACCAAGATCTGAAGGAGTCATTCCTTGGAATTGGGGGGAAGGGGCAGCAAGTTCTTATTCTCCAGAGCAAGCCCAAGGAATTATAGGGAGAAAGTAATGGCATTTTTTGGAGTGATTCCGTTTGGACCCGAACAGTTAGAAAGAATGACTGGAGTGCAGGACAGGAAAGGTTTCTACTTGGAAGACGATGTAGAAGAAGTTCAAGAGTCTTCTCCTAGTGTCCCCTCAACTGAAGGTCTTAGTTTGGGTGAAAGGTATACTAATTGGTGGGATGAAACTGTTAGACCTAATGTAGGTGGACGGATGCCTCAAGGATTCTGGGATTTTTATGAAGAGAATCCCACTATCAATCAGGCTATTGGAGCGGGTGCAAGAGCCTTGGGTGGCGCTCTAAACCTATCTGAACCAACTGAACTTGGTGACAGCGCTTATACTGATGCAATGATAAGAGATCAGAGGGCAACTCAACAAATACCCGCGTCAACACCAGCGGTTCCCGCTGAACCATCTCCTGCTCCGACTGAGCCAAGGTTGGATCGCCCAGTAAGTGGTTTGATTACTCAGGCAGAGGCTAAACCAACAAGTTTGGCTGAAGCACAGGCGAGAGGACAAAAGACTTTCTGGGTTGGAGATCAGGAGAAACTGGCTGTCACGGCAGAGCAATTAGCCGATTTCAAAGCCTCTGATGCCTATGACCCAAATTCAGGGAAAAGCGCTCTGTCCCAGTGGTCTTCTGCATGGGAATCTCCAGAAGTCGCTCCAGAGGCTCCAGAAGCCACCAGACGGGACGTTCGTGATATCCTTATAGAAGAGGAGGGTATGAAGTTAACGCCCTATGATGATCCCGGAGGCGGCAGACGCACGGTAGGGGTTGGTCATCAGTTGGGTGTAGGAGAAGAGGAAAGAGATCTTTCTGATATAGAAGCGATGGAAACTCTGGATACGGATATCTCTAAAGCCTATGATGCTGTAGATCGATTAGCGGAGAAGTTTGATGTTGGAGATATACCTTCAGAACTTAGGGATGAGTTGATGATGATGGCCTTCCAGATGGGAGCCACAGGACTTAGCAAGTTCAAGAAGATGTGGGGTGCTATGAAAAATCAGGATTGGGGAGAGATGGTAGCGCAAATGGCTGACTCAAGATGGGCGAAGTCACAGACGCCTGAGAGAGCGGCTCGAACTATAGATAGAGTGGCAACACTCATGGGAGTATAAGATGCCAAAAGTAGGAGGAAAGAAGTTTGCATACACGGCCAAAGGAAAGGCAGCGGCAAAGTCTTACGCAAAAAAGATACGCTCTGGTGGTGGCGAAAGAATAGGTGCTACACCTTCTAGGGGTGCGCCCAGACAAAAGCAATCTACTGGCGGGAAAGTTAGAAGGGGTAAGAAATAATGCCTATTGAATCTTATACATGGGGAAAGGCAAGTAAGAATGGAAGAGGCAAAAAAAAGTCTCCTGCAAAAAAAATGGGAACATCAAAATCTGCTGGCCCATCAGTTAAAAAACCTAAAAAAGTAAAGATCGGATATTGAATGAAAATATTGCTGGCGCTCCTTATGCTTCTCCCATTAGCGGGGTCAGCGAGAATGTTTCCCACAGAGTTCCCCATAAAGGCAATCTGTTGGGATAGTATAGAGGAGAGTCTCGCATATCATCAGGAAATGATGGGTGAATATCCTATTGGTAAAGGATGGATTGATAGCAAGGACGGTCCATCATTTGGAGCCATTATGTACAACCCCACTAAGCCTTCTTGGACATTCCTAAGTTTCCATAAAAAAGAAGGTGAAACCGCAGTTATAGTCTGCGCTATTACAGGTGGAACTATGTGGGAGATAATAAACCCCGGAGATGAGTCGGAGAAACTAGAACTATGAGCAATGGAACCCAACTCGGTAAGAGCCTATCAGTAGGCCATATAGTAGCCACGGTAGGTTTGATAATCGGTGGTTTCACATTCATATATGATCTGCGTGAAAGCGTAGCGATACAGACCTTTCAATTAGATAGTGTTGAGAAGAGATTAGAGAGAGTGGTTGCACGAACAGATGATCAGTTTGGGGAGATCATGGATCACCTCGTTAGACTAGAGGAGAAATTAGATGCAATGGTTTTACCCAACCCAGTATTTCAGAAAGCGCGTTGAATATAGCCCAGACTACAATGAAGGGGCAGACTTTCATTTGGAATTTAAAAATAGAATCATGTGGAAGGGCATGGCTTTGCGAGCCTATCTATGCTGGTCTATCTGTGTAGATATTGCTGCGCTATCTGGTCTTATATGGTACATATTCAGATGAAATGCACTCACTTACAAATAGTTAAACAATCTTATGGAAACCATTTACGTTTTACTTTACAACTTTGTTTTGATTTTCTCCTTCTTGCTGTTGTTTCCATAATACATGGTCTTTGTCCTTGGATTCTTACAGGTAAAGTTTCAGATAGAATAAAGGAATTGAATGTCATCCTCAATGAGCGATGGCTGAATCCGGAAGAATGAGCGATGCGATAGATGTAAGCGATAAGACTAAATTCGCAATGCCTATTCGCAATCTGATTTCCCTGATTGCTTCTGTTGGTGTAGGTGTATGGGCTTACTTCGGGATCATTGAAAGGCTGAATACTATTGAGACAAATTACATTCTCATGCAGAATGATGTTGCAGAGAATACAATCTTCAGTCGTGAATGGCCTCGCGGAAATTTAGGCAGTCTACCCGCCGATTCGGAGCAGTTCATGTTGATAGAGCACCTCAGCGGGGAGTTCGATAAACTTCTCCACAACATTGAAACAGGTAAGGCACCATTCGATCAACAGCAAGCCCTCACGTTAGACTTCTATAAACAGAGAATAGAGACTCTTGAAGGTAAGGTGGAAATACTAAAAGATACCGTAGCGGAGTTGAAAGCACACAATGGAAGCGCACGATGACAATTAAAATAATGTTTGTTCTTATGCTGTTCCTTAACGGAAACGTCATAGAATTCATGGGTCACTATGAGAAGGATGGTGAGTGGGTAGAAATGGGGGTTCCGGGATGTCTTGCCATGAAAAGAACGCTTTCTCGGAATGGATGGAAAGACAATGCAGATACGGATACTCGCTATGCCTGTGAAAAACATGAGGTGGCAGTAGAAGATAATTGGGAAGGCAGAGAAGTTGTTCGGAAAATTTTAGATTAAACATGGAGAATAGAGATGGCAGGAGCAAGAAAAAGATATGCAGCGCGTAGACCTCAAGATGCAAGGATGGATGAAAGACTTGGCATGACCAGAGGGAAACAGGCTGGCAAGAGAATGTCAGCGTTGGGGCGACGTAAGGTTTCTAGAGCGACCAAAAAGAAGTGAGTAATGGTAATAACCGAAACAGCACAAAACAAAGTCGATCAGGTTTTGAATGGAGAAGGCTTCCTAGAGATTTGTTTAGAAGGTGGAGGCTGCTCTGGATATCAGATAAAACTGAAGGGAAGTTCGGAGATTCCCTCGGATGCGAAGATGCTTTCAGATACAATCTTCTCTGATTCTATCTCTCTAGATTTATTGGGGGATGCAGAGATGGACTGGAATGATGACCCGTTCAAACCATCATTTAAATTCACTCCGCCTACTGGTTCCCATTCGTGCGGGTGCGGATCAAGTTTTCAATTAGATTAATGGATCAAATTGAAGATTATATAATAGTTAAAAATATTATATCAAGAGA